TGAAGTTAACTGGGTATTTCCTTTTGTATTTTCAACAGACCCAACCTCTGATTCTTCAGTTGAACCTAGACGAAGATTCATAGCGTCAACATACTCGCCATTAGGTAGCAAGCGTTCATCAACGCTTTTATTCATTCGTCCTGCAATAAAATTCCTAGTAGTTTTTGCCATGCTTATTTAATCCACTTATCCATACCTCTCATGTTCTGTAACAATCGCCCTGGATGTATATTACTTATTCTAATTTTAGCGTTTCTTAATAATGAAGAGCTTCTTTTTCTAGCTCTATTGACAACATATTCTTGAACTCCAAATTTACTATTTAAAATAGCATATTGAATGTAAGCGTATACATACTCTTCAAAAAGTTTGTTGACAGTTACTAATGAATCATCTCCATTTTCCATTCCGTCTGACACATATTCTACAATACATAAGTTCCCTGCCATATCAGAACTAAAATTAATAACACCACCTTTAGGGTCTATCTTGAATGTTGGATTAGCATTCGCTGTTTCAGTATTTAATCCATACTGTGCTCCAACACCATAATCAAAATACCACTCTCCATCCACGCAATAACCTTCTCTATTATTGTAAGGACTTTGGTCGTTAAGATAAATACTTTTTTTAGTTCCCTCTACTCTTTGTAAATCTATAAAAGCTTGTGAAGGTTTTAATATATTTCCATCATGGTCAAATAATATTCTACATGTATGGTCCTGAAGATAAGCGTCACTCCAGTTTGTTTGTATGTTTTCAGTTAATGGTCTTAGAACTCCATCTTTATATAAAGAAACTCTAACCCAGTTTACATAATCCTGCGGAAGAACGAATCGTAATCTTTCACAAACATCTAACTCAAGAATTTTTATTTCTTTAAAAGCATCATAGTTAAGTTCTTGTATAGCTCGTTTTGCGTGAAATAGAACTCTGTATCTTTCCTCGTTATTAACTAAGCTGTGGTTACCAGCATACATCAACATAAAGTTATTTACTATGTCGTATAAGCTTACATACTGGTAAGACCCCCAGTTAGCTTGTTCTGTGTGTGGGTTGCCTGTATTTTCGTAATATGTATAATCATTTATATATGCCATTATTTTTCGTTTTGCGTTTCAATAGTATTCAATCCTGTTGCAAACTGTGTAACTTGAGTTTCTCTTATAGACATCCCTGCATATTGCAGTATCTTATTTACTAGTGTAGGCTCATCTTCTAATGGAATCTCAAAATCTTGATACAATGCACTAGATGAATCAAACGAAGGTTCTCCTCCTACTAACTGCACGTATGTCCACTTAGGGTCTTTAGGGTATCTAATATACTGACACTTAACTCTACCAATTGATGTTACATCTTCAGGGAATACATCTAACGATACGCTTTCTGTTGTATATGCTGGATAAGAAGAGTTAGGAGATGTAAGTATAGAGTTATTTAACATTGTTATTTTAGTATGTGTAACTCTTTCTGCTTCATTAAAACGTGTTCCTTTTTTATATATAGAATATTTTGTGCCAACAGGACCTGTAAGATTAGGTGAAACCTGTAGTGTAGTGCTATTAACTACAGTTACTACTTTTAGATATTGAACACCGTTATTCTCAAGTGCTACAATATCCCCTACACTAATATCACTAAAATCAGCATTAGCGTCTATAATTCTATTTTGTCCACCACTAGTTCCTGTTGTAGTCCCTTCATCTAAAACCTCATTAAATACTAAAACTTTGTTTAATAAATAATAATCACTACCTGTTGTAGCTAGTGAAGGAACAGAGTAAGTATTATCTACCTGATTATATAATCCTGCTGTTACAGAAAATAAGTCAATCGCTTCCTCATATATCTTTTTAATATCCGCTAGTCCTATACCTGATTTTCTAGCATTCTCTTGATTTACTTGATAGTTATACTGATAAAAGTAATCTTCAAATATATCTAATTGAGCTTGCTTTGCGTAAAGGTTAAAATCACTAGGAGTAATATATCCGTAGTTGTTTTTATTAAGGACCGACAGCACTGTTTCTCGTACCGAATTAATAATGCTCATCTGTTAAATTATTTACCACAAAGATAAGTAAAAAAAAAGAGGTTGCATTTTTGCAACCCCTTGGTATAACGTTAATAGAAATACTATCTTTTGTTTTCTAGATTTTTTTCTAAAAATTTTAATATGTCAACTCCTTCATCAGTTTGTAAATATGAAGAGATAACATAATAAGGGTCTTCCCCAAAAGGAAGATTTAACATCCTCTTCTTATTCTTAGGGGTGTTAAAGTATACATCTTTTTTATTATTTTTAAATATTAATACCTTGTGTGAAAAGAACTCTTGAACTAAAGAGTTTAACTTTAATGTAGGGTCTTTAACAGCGTTTAAAAAATGTGCTGGCTCCTGCTCTGCAAAAATCAAGATATCTCTTCTTAACTCAGCTGAGGTGGTTCTAGATACATCTGTATTAAACAATACTCTAGCTAATGCTTCCACTTGGTCTATATCTAATTGTCTAGCTTCTATTAAAGCATCCACTCTTGAATTTAAAACATCCATTTCTTTCTGAGCATCTTTTTCTGTATTAACCTCTACAAATTTAGCACCATTCATGGGGTGATAATGTAAGAACTCCTGAAGAACTGGATTGGTTCTAGAAACGTGTAAAAATCCATCTTCAAAAATAACAGGTTCAACAATAGCGTTTCCGTCCTGCTCATCTTCAAAAGGACTTTTTTGATTTCGTGCATATCTCAAAGCTCTATTTTGACCTTTGGATTCATCAAAATGCATTAAAGGATATCTTCTTGAATTTCTAGTTGGCAGCATAAAAGAAAGGGGTGCTGCTTCTTTGGTAAGTTTGTAAGTCTTATTGACTAAATTATTTTTTTTCATTTGATTAAAATTTAATTATTAAAAAAAAAGGAGGGCAATAAATACCCTCCCCTATATTCATATTATTATGATTGGAAAATAACAAAGTTATTTGCTCCCATAGTACATACACATCTTTCAGATAGGAAGTTTACTTCCATAGCATCTAAATCAGATGTTGCTGCTCCACCAGCTGAACCTGTAATCCAAGTCTTGTAACGTCTGTCTTCTGTTTCAGAAGCTCTATAACGTACATGTAAGAAAGGACGCTTAGCATTCTTCCCTAAGATTTGGTCATATACAGTAGTAGAACCTGCAGGAACTAACATACCGTTTACAGCACCAGTTCCAGAAAGACCTCCACGCATAGTTGGGTCGTTTAGGTATTTCCAATCAGACTTATAGAAGTCATAACCTCTACGGAATCCTGTAAATCCTAAGTTAAGAGCCATCTCTTGGTCATTATCAAATAAACCGTAAGAGGTACCATTAGCACCACCACCTTGAGCAGAACCATTAAGTTCAGCTAACATATCGTCAATGTCAAATCCAAACTGACGGTTTAAGAAAAGTACGTTTTCTTCAATCGCACCTTGCTTATCTAAACGAGAGATAATAGTATCGAAATCCGCTAGAGCTGTTGGGTTTCCACCTGCCCATACGTTTCCTCTGTTTTCCACTACGTGGAATACACCTTCAGAACCTTTGTTTCCTACATCTCCACCTGCTGCAATTGCTCCAGAACCTGCTTCAGCTGGTACTGCTTCAATCATTGCTGTTTCTAAGTAGTCATCAAAACGTAATCTTGTTTCATGCTCTGACTTCAAATACCATAAGTATCCTGAAGCTCCGTTCTCTGAAGTTACTTCAATCCATCCGATTTGAGCCATATCTGAACCAGATACTGCGTACTTATCTTTGATGATAATTGGAGAGTTGTCGAAGATTTCATCTTCAGCTTCTAAAGAACCTTGCATTCCATTGCTTCCTTTTTTAAATTCAGAACCATATATAAAGATAGTTGCATCAGCATTTCCTGCTCCTGTACCACCTGTAAATCCTTGAGCATTGTAAAAAGCAACTACGATTTGGTTGGCGTTTAAACCACCTGCTACACCTACTGCAGTAACAATACCTTTAAATTCTCCTGTTCCGTCATTTTTAGAAACTACAACAGTTTGACCTACACGAATTGCAATTGTTCCAGCAGTTAAGCCTGTTGCAGCTCGGTCTGGTACTAACGCATCGTTAATATCAAATGTTACATTGTCTCCAGCAACTACTGCTGCTGTACCACACTGTGTGTATTTAGTGTGTAATCTACCTTGCTCTGCCCACTTTACTAAGTCAGAGTTACTTGGTAACTCTGCTCCTACTAAACGTAAGAAAGAAGAGATAGTTCTATTACCATAACGCTCGAACTCTTTCTCGTACGTATCTGGTAAGTACTGATTCAAAAAGTTGAAATCAGTAATGTAATTAGTAGCCAACGGCACTTGCTGTGGTGCTGGCTGTAATTGAAATCCTGGACCTACTGGGTTAGTATTTGGTCCTAATAATTGTCCTGCCATTTTTAATTTTTTAAAATGTTAATTTTTATTTTTTATACTTCTAATTTTTAAACCTTTTCCAGAACTTGGGTTCATTGCACGAAACTGAGTTCCTCCTTTTGAAGTAACTTCAGGAGCAGAACGTGTGGACATATTGACATTCTTTATTTTTCTTGTCACGTCCTCTGTTGCTGCCGCTATTCCTTGTTCGTAAAAAAACCTTGCGAACTTATCAGGGTTCATTGCTGCCGATAATGCTTTATGATACTCAGATGCATTTTTAACTAATCCACTTTCATCTAAATGACTATCAATAAAATTCTTGATACTCGATTGAGTGTTTTTAATTTCCTCTGCAGTTCCTCCAGGATTATACAATAAGTTAGCTTCATCAATACTGACCTTAAAACCTTTAAAATCTTGATTTAAAACCTTGTCTGTTTCTTGTAAAAAAAACGCAGACCTTCTTTGACTCTCCTCGTCTTGAGTTTTTGCACTATCAACATATTGTTTATAAGCCTTATATTCTTCACTATCATTAGAAATACCAACACTACTTGACTCAAGCGGCTGGTGATACATTTCTTTCTGTTCGTTAAAGAACTTCTTTGCTTTTACAATTGCCTTCTTTCTTTTTAACTTAGCTCTTTTTACATCAGATTCATCATCTATATCCTCATCAAATGAATAATCTTCCATTAATAATTCAACATCTTCTTTATCAATGCCTTCTTCTGTAGCTAAAAGATACTCAGTTAAAATCTGGTCTCCATCTAAAGAATCAAAATCTCTGTTTAACTTAACATAGTCTTCAATTCCCCTACCAGTTTTCTTTTTATATTCAAAATAAGCTGACACATCTTCAGGTAATGGTTCGTTGTTTTGTTTTTCATCAAACAATTGACCTACTGATGATATGTCTTTATCATATCTATTCTTAATAAAACTAAGAACGTCTTCTTCTTTTAATTCAGTACTTTGAGTTTCCTCTTGTGATGTACTATTATCTACAACCTCTTGTTGTGATTCTGCTTCGTGTTGTTGTTCTGCACTTTCTAGTAGAGTTTCTTCTACTTCTATTGCTGATTTTTCTTCAATAACACCTACTTCTTTTACTTTTATTTCCATTAGATTAAATTTTAGTACAAATATAGTACATTAAACAATATAAATTATTCAGTTTACCTTGGGTCAAATTCTGCGAAATCAAAGCCATCTAAACTATCTTCATTAGACTCAAATGTTTGAGGAGGTAAATTATTTTTTCGTTGATTTATAAGCTTAGATTGTTCAGAGTTCTGCTGACTTATTCGAGATGATTTTGCATCTTCTCTACTTACTTCTCTATTAGCTAAGGCTTGTTCCGAAATATCTCTTAATTGCTGATTGTACTCAAACTCTTGAGCCATCAATTGACTTTTTAGCTGAGCTTCATTCTTCATCTTCTCTATTTCAAAAGCAATCTCCGCTTGTTTAATCTGCATCTTAGCATTCATTTCTGCTTGAGATTTCTGCATAGATGCCTGTGCTGCCATCTGTTGAGATTTTAATTGCTGCTCAGCTAACACCTGCTGCTTCATCATCTCATTTTTTTCATCACGCTCTTGCTTCTGCTTACGCTTAACTTTTAATAATTGATTAGCTAATTTTATATTTTTTAATTCTCTTATATCAATTGCATCTTCAAGATTGATATCACTCTTAGACAGAGCAGTTTGAATATTTTGTTCAAGCTGTGCCTTCTCTTCTTCATCTGGAGAAACCTCTATAAAAACTCCGAAATCATAAATATATAAATCTGATATATCACCTAGAATAGACACATTATATTTTCCTATCTGGCTTATAAAATCTTCTTTAAAATCTGCATATTCTAAAATGTCAGCCACCCTGTATGTTAACGCTTCGGCTAATGTTCTATAAACATATAGACTACCTTGTAATATATGACGTGTGGCTGTATTAGAATTAAGTGCTGCTAACTTCTGTAATCCTACTAAAGAATTAGGGTCTGGTGTTGAACCATCTCTAGCTTCATTTAAACCTGTTACAGTTCTAATCATGTTAAGATAGTGATTATAGTTTGTGAGTAGCATTTGTGTTTTACTAGCACCACTATTAGATGTAAGCCGTTGAATAGGAACTCTAGCCTGATTAAAATCTCCGTCTTGTGTATAGCTTCTACCTATAACACTACCTGTCTGAAAGTAAAGCCTTAGAGCATCTTCAGGATTATAAGCCTGTCCTGTACCTAAATCTACTTCATTTAATCCATCAGCATCAATAAATACTCCATCAGGTACAACTCTAGCTATAACCTGTTGTAATTTTAAATGAGTAATTTGTATTAAATCTGCAAAAGGTATCATCCTCCTAACTAAAGATTCAATAACTCCTTTATACATTCTTGGAGCTACCGCTACATAATTAGGGAGAGCATGCTGAGAAGAAGACTTTGGTCTAACCATATTCTCTGCAAGTTCCCATTTTATTAATATATCCGTTCCCATAACCATAATACCTTCGTACCATACATCAATAGTTTTAGAAACTTTTTCAAACTTTCCATCTTCCATCATTTCTGGTGGAGGATTAAATTGGTCATCTTTTTCTATCATTTTAACAGCACCGTTCTCTGATATTCTTTTCTTATATACCATCTTCTTAGTGGTCTTATAATTAAAATACATCAATGTTACAGTGTCTCTATAGAATATATCATTTTGATAATACTGTGCTACATTATAATAATCATACCAGCTCTGACTGTATTTAGATATTTTTTCTAAATCATCATTAGTAAGCTTAGGGTCTATCTTAAGTAATTCTGTTATAGGAACATTTTTAATTTCTCCCCAATAAAAACAATCTTTAAAATGAGGGTCTTCAGTATAACTATATACTACATTAGCAGGGTCAACATATTTAACTTCTACACCAGAACCTGGTAAGAACTCATGCTTCGCCACTCCTATTCCTAATACTGTTAAATCATAATCAACTCGCTTACGAATATCCTGATAGTGATTTTCAGCAAACATAGTATCTATAGCTTCTTCTTCTGCAATTTCAATAGCAGGTTTATAGTTAAGCTGCATATATAAAGTAAGTTCCTCATCATTCTCAGGTAAAGAGTCAGGGTCCATTGTAAAAGGGTCTGCTCCTGTCATCTCTTTAATATCTAATAGGATATCTTTAGCAGCCATTTGACCTTCAATCATATCTTGATATTTACTTCTTTTTCCTTGAGATAAAGCGTCTTGAGCGTATGCCTTAACCTTAAATAATCGGTCAGACATTCCATTAACTACTATGTCTACAAATTTTGGAAGTATAGGGACTGGAGTCCAGTCTAAGTTGAGGTAAGATAAATCTCCATCAACTGCTAATTCATTTTTATATTTTGCAACAGATTGCTCACCTCTTGCATATAAACGTAGTTTGTGAAAGTCTCTCCATTGAGAATAATAACGACAACCGTTACCATCTTTTTTAAACCACTCATACTGTATCGCTTGCCCTATTTGTAAGCCAAACTCATCAGTGGCTTTTTCTGCATCTGACACAAATTGACTAGGAAAACCTACAGATGAAATTTTTACTTTTACTTCTTTCATCTATCTTATAATATCGCTTGTTAATCCCTTGTTGGTATACCTTGCAAAGTTAATGGAAATTTTTGAGCTTTTTGTTTCAGGTGTGTAAAGATGCTTCTGACATGCCATAATAGCTAATCCACTACTAATAGAGGCATCAAACCTGGTTCTATTGTTTATATCAAACTTAGCCCAATCTTCTAATGTCCTGGTAAAGGGCATAGTACCCATTAGGTCAGAATCTCTAAATGTATTTTCCATATCTAATCCTATATGCTTCTCTATAAAAGACTCTATTGCTGCAGCGTGAGCTTGCTTTACATCTTCACTAGAGTTAGGTATCCCTCCTAATTCTTTTTCTGTCCTTGATAATTTATTATATGTTTTGTCAGGTCTGTTTAAACTAAACCCTCTATACCCTCTATTTTTAAAATGATATAATAGGCGAGGTTTGTTATTCTCCACTAGTATAGGCATACCATAAAACACACAAGCCATTAACACTTCTTCAAAAAATATCTCTGCTGTTTGAGGTCTAGCAACATATTCTAAAAAAAATTCATTGCTAGGTGCGTCATCCATATTGAACTTAGTAAGTCCATGCAAAGCTCCATTAGAACCTCCCCCTCCTACAACTCCTGATATATCATAGCTGTCACATCCAAAAGCCCCTAAGTGTTCATTCCCTGGAAGATTTTTACCGTTTCGTTTTATTACTCTATTCTGTAGATTTTTATTAGGTGTCCATGAAACTCTAAATCTACCCCTATTATTAGGTGTCCATACTACAGAAGAATCTTTGATGCCATCCTTCCAAGAGAAAGACCCTTGAGTAATATGATGTTCTGTTATTGTAGAATCATTGTAATCTATCTGCTGATATATTTTTGTTAAATTAAATAATGACTGCTTACTCTCATCTCTAAACGCATGAGATTCAGTTCTAGGAAACTGACGGTAAAATTCATTTAAAGCATCTGGGTCATTCTTTAAACTGTCCACTTCTGCTTCCCAATAATCAATAGCACCATTATCTATTATCTCTCCATCTACTCCTATTGTTTTTGTTTCAGGTTTCCTAAACACTGGCATTCCATATCTATCTATGAAACCTTCCATATTCCATTCCATAGGAATAAATAAATTATATAATCCGCTTTTAGTTTGCCCATTAGAATTTCTACTGGTTGCGTCTGAATCTTCGTAAAGTTTTTTAAAGTTGCCACCACCCTTACTCAAGGCATTAGAGGTAGAACCCATCATACATTTACCTATAATTCTACTACCTAAACGTAAACACGTTTTTGTAACCCTCCAGTTATTAAGTATATTGTTAGGCTTTATCCACTTTCCACTTTCATCATGTACTAGTAGTAAAAGCTTTTCACCATCATAAGAGTTATCATCTGTATTCTTCCAGTCGATTGTTGTATCTAACCCAAACAACTCTTCTTTGTCCGCTACATACATATTCTTCTTTGTTATTTTAGATGCAGGTATCCTAAAAGCAAGTTCTGTTTTAGGTTTATCCATACCATCTTGTATAGGTTTAAAAAAGAAAGGTAATCTATTAGCGATAGGAACTACTTTATCTGTGAACATCTTCTTGGAATCCGAACCTGTTTTAGATAATATCCCAACTCTTGAATCTTTTGCAAGCGTACCTGTATTAACACATTCCGAAGACCCCATATAAGAGAATCCTGACCGTCTTATTTTTAAGTATGTCATTCCGAAGCTCCTACTGTCTGCCTTACAAGCTTCCCAGAATATATAAAATATTCTATTAGCTTCTCGGTAATCTGGGTAACCTACGTCAATGCTAGTCCATTGCAGATACATATAATGTGCTCCAGTTATATATGTTGGAAGTCCATTATTCATAAACCAATGACCTATCTCTCTGCTATCAAACTCATTCTCAATATAATCTACCCAATTGTTTTTAAATTCAGATGGCATTTCATTCCATTGAAATATGGATTGAATTTTACTTAGCTGTTTATGGATATCTATTCTCTCCCAGTATTGGTCTATCTTAGATTTAGACCTACTGTGTATTTGTTTAGGTTGCTTTGGTAAGCCAACTATAACGCCTTGTATATTTAGTATATCTCCAAGCTCTCCAGTTTTTGATATACATATAAAATCATATTTTTTATTGTAGCCGTAAGTCCAGCTCTTATTCCTGTTCTTATTAGTAAGGACAGCTTTAGGAATATAGTCTTCTAATATTTTATATAAATCTTTATTTTGACCTTCGTTCTGCAATTCCTTGTTTTGTATC